ATTGAAGCATTTTTGAATTGCACGTTTGGCATCTCGGGGACCAACGGTGCGACTAATAATCTCGGACATAGCTTGTTTCCTTGTTAAGTTGAAATAAATTTGCTATGTTCTTATTATAAGCGAACTTGCCTTTCTAGTCAAGTGGTTTTTCGTCTGATCGCCTAGCTTTCATAGCCTTCATCAAGCCAAATTTGCGTATATCATCGGAGAACAAGTGTAGTTCAAACGCCTTTTTCTCGGAGAAAACAGTGAGACTACGGTGGGTAAGATAGTACGGACAATCCAAAAACTGATCAAAAAAGATAATAATTTGGGGACTTAATTCAATATCTTCGGTAAATGGAATTTCATATTCTTTCAAATCCAATTCTTTTACCAAAAATTCGTAGCCTTTGTCAGTTAGACGTAGTCCACCTTTGGCTTTAGTACGGGTATTTTGCCACCAAATTTTATGATGAAGTTTCACATTGACTTCATCGCAGGATCGTTCTTTGGTTGTTAGGAATATTTTAGTGTATGTTAGACTATTCATCTTTAAGAGTTTGACCAGAAGTTAGTACAACTACGGTAAAGTCTTGGCAATGAAATTCTAAGTTAAGTTTTTTTGCTAAGTTAATAGCATGTCCTGGATTGCTAAATGCTGTTTTTTTATATTTAGGTCCAGGATAACTGACTACACTGCTAAAACTTTTCAAGTTAAAAGGGCTATTTTTGTAGAATACAGCCCAAATAGCCTCTGCTTCCAAAATTTGATCTGTTTTGAAATTCTTTTTATTAGTATGTTCTAGTAAAATTTTTGGTTTTGGGCGACTCATGGTATGATCCTGGATAAGTATATTTATCCAAAATCATTGTGAAAAGCCCCCTCCGTCCATTTTCAATTCAATTAAGTCATTGTTATTATTGGATTTTAACTCCGTTAGCAGTTTGTCATAGTCCTGTAGTAGCTTAGAATTAACTTCTCCAATGGTAAATGCCAATGTCTTTGCGGTATGTATGTCCAACTTGATTTCTCTTTGTTGACTCATTGTGGCAATTTTTACTTGTTCAATGAATTGTTGCAAAGGAAATGTATTAATAGGTTTATTTTGCATTGGCTAATGCTCCCCTAGATTCCTCTTCTGTTTTAAAAGGCCCTTCGTAAGGATATCTTTCAATGGTAATTAATTTAGGGCAGAAACTTTTAACCCAATTTTTAGGAAATTTAATAATATAATGACCTGCACAGAATAAACTTTTACTTTGATTACTTTTGGTAAACAATGGAAGTTTATTTCGAACATTGTAAATGCTGTTAAATGGTTCCCATTTGGTGGGATATCCATAACACTCATATGGAACAGCTCTTGATACGGTAGTATCAATTCCTTTTATAAAAAATTCTCTTCCAAATTCTTTAGTTATGTCTGACTTTTTAGGAAAAACATATTCGCCATTTTTTGAGCTTAAAGTATACTGATTGTTTTCTTTTTTATGTAATGTGCCTACTTTGACACCGTCTTGTTCTACAATCCATAATACACCATCAACGATGGGTTTGGCTTGAATACTATTCATTTTTACTCCGCAGGATAGTTAGCTTGAAATGCATCAGCATATTGCTGAATATTTTCAGTAATTCTTTTTAAATCATATAGATTACAAAACTTCATAAGTCTAATACCAACTTGACTGATGTTTTTAGGTTGGCTTTTGGCTGTAATAGTTTCGTTAATGATTTGTTTAATATCATCGGGTTGATGTTTTAGGTCAATAAGTCTACGATTACGTTCGTAATCATCTAATACACGATGTTCTTCGCCGTTATGATCTACCCAACGTTGTAGCATTAGGTTATTCCAAGCAAATCCACGACGATTACGATCATTATATGCTTCTAATAGTTTATTTTTACGCACTTTAGGATAGGCACTGAACACATTGTCAGTGGGATCACCACGCATACATTTTTCAAATAACACCCATTCTGGATCAATTAGATCTTTTTCCACATTGGTCTTTTTGTCAATTACACGTTTGCCTTTTTTATCAAAAATACCTTCGTGTGTATAGGTAGTTTCGCTAATGCCGTTATATTGACGTACATTAGGAGCAATTAGTTGGATAAAATCGCTGTCTGTGCTAATAATAACATGATCATCGTCGGGATGACTTTGAATAAAGCCAGCAATAAGATCATCTGCTTCTAGTTGTGGATTTTGCAATACGGTGGCATTGGTTTTTTCTGCTATGAAATCTTTAAAAGTATCAAAGGCTTCCCAGAAAATACGATCTTCTTCTTGTTCACGTTCGCTGGCAGCAGCTCTAGATTCAGCTCTATTACGTTTATAAGGTGCGTAATAGTCCTTACGCCAGCTTCGACCTTCTAAACAGAACACTAAATGGCTGCCATCAAAGTCAGTCCAAGCTTTTTTAATGCTGTTTAGGGTAATATGAAAGGCCATGCCCAGTTTTATATCTGCGCTGCCATTAATTGCGTGTCTAGAACGAAAAAAAGTATTCGCAGTATCAACTAAAATGTATGTCATTTGACTTCGGAACGTCCGCCACCAAGTTTGTTTATGTTAATATATCCAGCACCACGACCAACGTCCTGACCTTCTTCGGCTAGCACGTTGCGAGCAAGATCACGGAACCAGCGATCCACAATTTCTTCTTGTGGATCAGCGTCGTATCCATATCCTGCTTTCCTCAATTGTACAATGAATTCATCGTTCCAGTCAAGCTCAAAGAAGCCATTACGAACGTTTTCCTTATTGATATGTGTTTCCAGCACACCTACCCAAGGTTCGCCACGTTGTGAGGCACGTTCCTTTGGAGTCATTTTAGCAATAGCTTCCTCTTCCAATGCTCGTTTAGCAGCTTCTTCTGCTCTTTGAACTTCGGCTTCTTTAGCTTCCTTTAATTTTTGTATTTCCGCAATGGATTCCTCCATTCGAGTAATACCAAAGATTCTTTTTAAGAAATTTTTCATTTTATAGTTTCCAAATGATATGTTAATGTTTCCAATGGAAAAATAGGACTAATTTTATTTTCATAAAATTCAGTATATTGTTCAGCTATAGGAATTAACAGTTGTTGAAACCAAGTTTGATCAATGCCTTCATTAAATTTTTTACTGAGCATTCGAAATTTACAAGTGCTATAGGCATATCTTTCATGATATATGTGACCATCGATAAAATAGCTCAATGTGTCAGCAGTAAAAAAATGTTTATGTGTTGGGTCTACACAGGCCCATTTGCTACGAAAATAGGGAACTATAACAGTAATAGTGGCATTATTTTTACTGACTCTATGTAATTCTTCCATAGTTTTAACTATGTCGGTCAAATGTTCTAAAACATTATCCATTAAAATTACATCAAAAGTGTTGTCATCAAAAGGCCATGGATATGCATCTAAGTTATGAACTACTGTGGCTCCTACACTTTCATTTAAATCTACAGTGACTACCTCGTCATGCTCAAAATCTAAAAGAGTTTTTTTGCCACAACCTAATACTAATATTTTTCTCATCATCGACCTGCTAATGGATTTGGATAGGGTTTTGGTCTGATCCATTCTGGTTGGCCTTTAGTAAACACTATCATGCTATTATAAAAACAAACTGAACCAATATCTTGAAATTTACTTAATACACCCAAGTCTTCTGGGTATTCATGCCAGTGTACAAAATTTACCATGTCAAGAATCTTTTTGGCAAATTCCATCATGGTCCATTCTCTGCCTACACCGTTACCCCAGTCAGACCAATAACTAGTATGAGTGTCTTCACAAATGTATACGCCGCCATTGACAATTTTGGGCCATACTGCTAATAAGGTATTAATCTGTTGTTTCATTTGGTGACCACCGTCATCAATGAATGCATGAATTGGACCAATTTTAGGCAGTATCATATTCCAAAAGTTTACGTCTTCTTGATTACCAATGGCAATCTCTGTGCCAGGAGTTTGTCTTTCATATACAGTGGGATCAATGTCAATGCCAATAATTTTGGCTTTGTCACCGAAATATTTTTTCCACATTTCCAAACTGCCGCCACCTTGGATGCCAACTTCCACAAAGTTGATATGACGATCTCGATATTTTTCAAAGTATTGTTCATATACAGGCAAATATGATCCATACTTGTCACAGTGGAAAGTTAGGTCATTTTCAAAAATCTCAGTTAGTGTTTTCATTAGGTTCCCCATTCGTTTTTAAATAATGGCACTTGAAGTCGGTCACTATACCGCCATCCTTCTCGCATTGCCATTTCTGCCACACGCCTATTATTAAGACTGTACACCCGCTCAATGCCGCCGACAGGCATAATATACACAGGGCCTTTAAAGCCATAATTTCTATACTGTTTGACTGCTTGACGTGCATCTAGTAAATCCTCTTCGCTTGCTATGACAAATTTCAAGTAAGTATAACCGACTTTTTCATAGTCACACACTACTTCGGGAAGTATAGCATCTTCCCACTTTTCTCCACTCACTGGCAGTTTGGCACTGACACTAAATGTGACTTCTCTTTGTTTATGAAGCCTATCACTCCAATTAATCAAATAATTTTTAAAATCTGAAGTTAATTTTTGAGTGCCATTAGTTTCAAAAGTTAAGTGACGCAATCTTATCATTGAATCTACGTCTAGCAGTTCAGGATAGCTACGTTGCCAACCTAAGAGAGGTTCTCCTCCTGTGATGACAAGGTGTTCTTCGTTCCACGTTTTGTGTGGTAGTAGGTCCACAATATCATTTGCAAGATTACCCACATCATATAAAGGGCTAAGATGCTTGAAGTTAGGATCCCAACTAGCATAACTATCACAGCCCGTGGATACAAGAGGCAAGTCTTTATAGTTTTTAAAAGGTTGTTCTTCATCTATTAGTGCCACATTAACTCTTTCAAGGCTTTTTTCACCACGTGGCATGCCAAACCCATCACAGGTAAAGTTGCAGCCAAATGTGCGTAAAAATACAGAAGGGACACCCATATAGCGTCCTTCCCCTTGGATTGAATAAAACAGTTCGCTGACTTTAATCTTGCTCATATATGGTAGACCATTTTTTAAGTTTGTCAAATTTAGCCAGTTTGGCTTTTTCAATATTAAATTGACTAATTACACCGTTCATTTCTAGTAGAGTAATCATAGCAGCTAAATCACCTAGTTCTTCTTCTAAGTGTTGTCGATTAGTTTTGACTTCGCCAGGTTTGCTATTATCCATGCCAAATCGGTTAATCTTGCTAACAGCTTGAATAACTTCTGCACATTCCTCTTGGAGGATGCTCATTACTTCATTTATTGAGTCTTTCACTTTGAAACTCCTCTATGTCTTTAACAGCTGATTGTAACACAAATGCATAGTTAAGAGCAACCTGTTTGCTCATAATGATGGAAGTTTCATAATCGGTATAACCTTTAGTTAAAAGTTGCCAAATATGATACCAGCGCGATTTAGACCAAAAGTTAGTTTTAGTTCTAGTATAAATGGTCACGGTTACTTCTGTTTCCTCTGCTTCAATGTCAATTGTATGAGTACAATCATCACTGCCGCATTCACAAACAGTTTTATACATTTTATTAGAACCCCAGTCATTAACTAGAAGTACACCTTTAGCTGGCGTTTCTGCATTCAATTTTTCAAGTTCTCCAATGTGGCAATTTTAGCAATGCGTTGTCCAAAATCTTCATCGTTGTTAATGATATAAAGAGTATGCTCATGGCGATCATTTCTTCGATCATGGCGACTAAACTCTACAATCCTTCCACCAATAGCAGTATAGACTTTAAACCTCATCACAGGTTCATCACTAACGCTACGATCCTCAATGTCACGACCGATTGTTTGTCTAGCCAGTTTTGTCTCTACTACAGGATCGGTCTCCAGCCAATGAAGAATTTTTAGTCGAAGCCAGTTTATCATGATTTTGTCTGTTCTTGTTTAACTTGTTCTTTATGTTGCCATTCAGCTAATTTGGTTTGATACATAGTTTCTGTAAGACCATGCCAGCCAATACAATCACCAGTAGGGCTACGTCCGCAGCCACAAGTTCCAACTTTCTTTTGAGTTTCCATAATATTTCCTTAGTTATCTTGGTGCAAAATCTTGTTGGAGTTTAATGTTATCAAAAAACTCCTTCTTAGTACCCACATCGTCTTTGAATGCACCTTTTAAGACTGTGGTTTGTGTGAGACTGGAATGCGCCATAATTCCGCGGTTTTCACAACAACCATGTGTGGCTTGGATATAGACCCCAACGTTCTTGCTGTTGGTTGCGCGGCTAATTTCTTTAGCGATGTCGTTGCACAGTTCTTCTTGGAGTGTTCCTCTACGGGCACACCACTGAGCAATTCTTGTGTATTTTGATAATCCGATGACTTTGCCATTTGGTATAATTCCTATGTAAGCAACACCATTAACTGGTTGATGATGATGGCTACACATACTACGAAGTTCACTGCGTACTACCAACATGCCAGTATAGGCATCTTCGCCTTCGTTAGGAAAGCTAGTGGCGTCGGGAGCGGGATCATAGCGTCCTGCCATGATTTCGTTAAAGTACATTTTGGCCAATCGACGAGCAGTTCCTTTACTATTAGGATCATTTTCTCTATCAATCAGTAATGCGTCCAGCACGTTTTCAAATGCTTTGGTTGCATCATTAATTAGTTCATCTTTGAAAGGTTCTTCCACATAATCGGATATATTATCGCCTGCCCAGAACCTTTTACCTTCTCGGCGCATACGATCACGCAATACTTGTGCTAGATTTTTTTCAGCCATACCAATTCCTTGTTTGATATATTATATAGGTTATTTAGGCAAGTGTCAAGATTTTTCAGCCACAATCATGAAACTGTCATTTAAGTCTCTACCACTATAAAAAATATTTGTATATTTCCTATCTATTAGGTAGTCTTTGACTATGACGGGGTCTAATACATGAATGTGTTGTCTATTGTTCCAAGGTCGCCAATATTCTTGGCTATAGTCTGGAAGGTATAAAAATAACGTACCATTAACTTTAAGTTTGGAACCCCAATAGTCTAGTGCATCAACCCAATTGGGTAAATGTTCAAGACAGTGGCTAGAAAATATATAATCAACTTGCCTATCTGGCAAATGTAAGGCGTTCCATTCGTCGTCAATTTTTAAGTCAATTGGTTGAGCAGTAGGGAATGCCCACTCAATTCTATTGCATCCAACATCAAACCCATCTCCTTTGCAAAAGTGTAGAGCAAAAGGTATGGCAAATTGGCTAGCATTTCCTTCAGCTTGGAATGCTGGGTACTTTTTATTTTTATATTCTATCAAATTCATATGTATTCGCTTAATACCAGACGACACATGGTGGCATCATGATCAGAATGAAACTTGAAGATTAGATTATTTTCGTTCACAGAAGTTGTATATCTTTTACCGGGTAATCCAAATCTTTCAAGTACTTGGGCACAGGCTTCATTCCACCAAAATTTGTCTTGATTAGCCCAAACAATCTTTACTTCATTTTTCACGTTTGTATTTGGCTTTTTTTGGTATGACATGTCTAACACCGCCGCTGGGATCTTTGACATCACCTGTACGACGTGGGATCAAATGTACGTGGGGATAGCTTACGGTTTGGCCAGCAGCCTCGCCACAGTTTTGCCCGACGTTAAAGCCATGCCATTTTTCTTGGACCATGCCGTCGTAGCCGAACTTGTAGGCTGCTTGGAAACACGCAACCAAGTTTTCAAGTTTTTTTTCGGTTGGCACAAATAGCAAATGTCCTTCCGATACCGGGTAAGCGTCTTTGAAGACCCAGTAGTTTTTGGTTCTGTATTCAATTTCTTTCCACGGAGCTCGTCCATCATCTAAGGCCCTTGTTAAATCTGACATCATTCGTCTCCTTTCAGTGATTCGAATGTTCTATATTTGCCCAATGCTGCCATATACTCGTCGTAGAGTTTTTTCAGCTTGGGGTGCTTCTGTTCTAGTTTAACATCACGTTCAGGAATAAGCAAGACTTTTTCAATTGCATCTAACCGTTCTTCCATGTCACGTCCGTTTAACGTCATCTTACCTTTAACTTCTAATTGAGGGGGATTGGTATCATAGATTCGAAGTGCTTCACTCTGGCCGATTGCGCTCCCCCAACGGTTTCCATGTCCGTGTGGATTGCTAATTAAAAAATTTCCACCAGTATTATTAGTGGTGGTAATAGTTCCCATAGTAGGAACTCCCATAATGCTAGCTTGATTTGCGTAGTTCGAAGTATTGCTCATTTTGAATCCATTTATCTTTAACCAAAAATCCCCATTCTCTCTTTTGTGGGCCAGGCATAAACATTGTCCAAGCAGCTACCCCTTCAACCATTTCAATACGGTGATAGCTATTAGCACTACTAAACCTAAAATGGCCAGGACCACGCCAGTGACAAACTTCCCCAATCTTTTTACCATCTTTGTCAAAAGTTGGAACCCATTCATTGTAGCCTCCTTTAAGGATTAGTGTAGCGTAGGGCCAAGGATGATCGTGTACATCATCTGGATCACTCTTAAGAAATTTATGAATGAACACATTAAATGGGAACCAAGTACGATCTTTTAGAAAGACGTAGTATCTTTCCAAGTATGGTTCTTTACTGGCTCGGTCTAGAATAATTCTCTTACGACCTAACTTTTCTAATTTTTCGAAGAATTTATTTTTTAGGTACTGGGCTATCATAATCATCTTTAACCATATTGTAAATGGAAACAACTTTTTCCATAGCTTTGTCTAGAGCTGGATATTTGACACGCATATTTTTTACTTTATTGAAATCGGGCCAAGTATCAACCCATTCGACCTGATTCAAACTCCAGCTAGTATTGAGCAGTGTTGAAATATCCATAGTACCAATAGCGCTAATTGAACTAGTATTGAGAGTGATAGAGCTTGGGCTAATAGTATTAATATAGGTTAACCCACTGGCAGTTGTATAAGCATTACCAGCCATGGTACTGCCAAAGCTGCCATAATTATATCCAGCAGTGTGATTACTTTGGTAATCTCGAAAGGTTATTGTATCGTCAGTGACAAGACTGCTTAAAGTACTAATGTCAAAAGTAGTTAATGTCTGTATATCTTTGGAGGTTAGACTGGGGACATCACCGTCCCAAGTTACTGTATAATTCTGTTGCGGAGAAAAATCGCTCATGTAAATCCTTTTCTTGTTTTCTTACTAATGCTATTTTACTTTCATAATTTTCCATATGATTTACGATGTCTTCAATCAAAAAATGTTTAAATTGCTTGTAGGATTCAAAACTTTCAGTAAATTCTGTAGGATATTTAAATTCGTCGTAGTACATTTCCTTGTAGCTTAGACGATTAGGTACCATGGGAATTGCATTTAATACCGAACCTTCATAGCAACTAATACCTAATGTTTCTTGTAAGTTAGCACTGAATACCATCTTAGCCTCAGCTAACAAGGTATGATATTCATGTTTACTCAATTGATGATCTTGGCAAACAACAAAGTCATACTGTGGTAATTGCTTGGCCAAGTCTCTAAAAATATCTACTTGTTTTTCTGGAGCAATGCGATGTGGGAATAGAATAAGATCTCTTTTGGGAAGACTACGATAACCTTTTAGGATTTTTTGCATATATTCCATAGGCCAACCAGTCTTTACAATTTTGCCACTGTCGTATCTATTAGCCCAATCCTCTTCCCAATAGGGATTTTCACCTTTGAACCCACCATTGAGTAATTCTTGCATGAATAGCTCGACGTGGAATTCAGTGGCAAAGTAGTTATGGTCGAACGCATAGAAGTAGCTCATCTCAGCACAGACTACCCAAGATTGGGGACCAATCAGTCTGCCTAGGAAGTCTTGGGGATCATAACTGCCGGCGTGCCAAAGACCATGAGTCTTTACCGGCACACCAAGCAGTTCAGACATGTATTTGAGATTGATGATTCCAGGGTGCCAAGCATCTGTAAACAGAAAATGATCACCAGGCTTAACTGCTCCGGCGCAAAATAGACGACCCATTTTTTCAACTTGGGCAGACTTATAAATGTTTGTACCACCAAAGTTAAGAAAAGCACCGGGAGTAGTAGCACTAGGGATATCGCTAGGCCCGCTAATAATTTCAACTTCATGTCCGAGTTTCCTAAGAGTTTCGGGCAAGTGGATTTTCCACTGCCCGGTGTACCTGGTCTCTACGGCTTCGAGATCAACTAGGAATATTTTGCTCACGCTTACGTCCTTGTCCAGCATTTTTACCTTGATAAGGCTTGCGTGGTCGTTTACTGTTCATGTAAGCACTATATACTGGACTGTTCTTTTTGTAAAGATCAGCTTCGTTAAAAGGTGCCAATTCAAACCTGCACCAGTCGTGATAGGCTTCAAGATCATCGAAGATTTTGTGTACTTCGGGTTTAAAAGTAAGATACTTGTTAAGCCATGCGGGTTGTGCCATTTTCTTTCCTAAAAATTAAGGGTTAATATTTAATAAACGAACCATTCTCTCCGTCTTCGGAGACTTCAATCCAGACTTCACGGTCAGGATACTTTGTGTGAATGATGTCATAAAGTTCATCTGACATCATTTCACAACTCTTGTAGTCAAGGGTCATAGTCCCTTGGGCAAATAGGTTTTCGAGCCAGCGTTTGAATTGGATAAATTCAACGTCACGATCATTGTGGGTAACTGAAAGCCAAACACAAAAATGAAATATATGACGGTGAGGGTTAGCAAGAAACGATACATCATATTCATCACCTGTGGCCAGTGTGGGATCTGTGGCGGCTGCCGGATAACAATGGATGCCTTCTTTACGGAAGGTCACCCAAATCATTTTATTGGGTCGAACGTCTTGTTTAATAATCATATGAATTCAAAAAACTCTCTAAATTTTGGATTTTCTAAATTTTTAAGTGCTTCCATTCCTTTTACACTAATCCTAAATTGATAATTGTCAGGACTATCAGATCTTTCTTCAAAGTATCCAAACATTGTTCCAGAAACGTAGCCAGAATCCCCATTAATAATTTTTTGTCTTGCAGTTTCGTAGGCTCGTTCTAATTCTTCTTGGATATCATCTGCCCTAAAATCATATGTGATTTGATCTGTGATAGTTTCATCTTTATGATAAACATGATAGTGTTGTTGAAGCTTTCGTTTTATAGTCGATTGGCTATATGGCGTATTTACAATATTGTATCTACTCATAGTGCCAATACTATAAGCTGACTTAGATTCTTTTGATTTGGACTTCATTTCTAAATCAAACTCTGGATAATCAGGACCTTCATTTGGTTGGACTGGCATCCCTAATTTTGCATGGGCATCTTCAATGAATTGACCAGTGCGTCCAGATTCTCGGTGTGGTACCTTAGTACCAATTAAGCTTTTCTTTATTTTACAAATTTTTGGTTTACTCATATTGGTGTATCCTCCGTGTATTTGTCCCAGCTGGTAAAGTTACTACGATCCATCAGTGAATGTAGACTGTGAGTCCACACACCGGGATTAGTATCACCCCAAGTTGTGTCATCAATTTTAACAGTAGTGTTGTAATTAAACAAGCCAATGTATGGCAGTTTCACACTGATCATGGGAATGAAATGATCGTTCTCACTCCAGCCTTCTTCGTGAAAGTCACGAGCATAGCTGGCATCAAAGTCTAAGGTCACCCAATAGCCCAGTTCTAACAAGCTCTTGATCATATGATCCCACGACTTCCAATCTTCGTAAGTTTGTGGATTAAAACTTTGACTAGTGCCAAGATAGATATGACGAAGATTATTGATCTTTAGTACAATTTCTTCTACGGGTTTAACACCAACTACGAACAATGTGCGTTCACCTTTCATTGGAGTATGTTCTACTTCCACGCCAATAAAGTAGTCTACGTTTTGTCTACCTTCTGTATCTATTGCCATTCTATATAACCTCTGCTGTAATTTGCTGGACGATCTGCACCGTCTTTAAATGCTTGTTGCCATTCCGTGTTACGATTATAGCTTCTTGTCCAGAACTTGTCAACATCAAGTTTGCCATTTTCAATCATCCAAACAGCATCTCTCATACATTGATGAAATTTGGAATTGCGTGGACTAGGAAATACCATAGTGACAGCTTTCCAAAGCATTTTATCAAAAGTAGTACTAACTGGTTGTGTTTTGGCAGCTGCCATAATGATCAAGGCACAATCTTTGTATAAATCCTTATCAAATACATCACCTTTGCTGCTCAAATCAATTATGACGTCGTATTGTTTATCGGTGTTTGGTATTAGTCGATCACCCCACAAGTCTTGATTGGAATTGCCTATGACATCAATGTCAAATCTTAAGTGATAGTGATTTGTAATAGTATGATAAGCAACCCAAGCTAGGAATCCGCTGCCCAGTATTAATAATTTACTATTTGCACCTTGACGCCATCGCAATTCTGATAGTGCTTGGCTAACAATGTTAACACCACAGGCCACAGGTTCAATAATATATCGTGGATGTGCCTCTGGAACATTTACATATTCATATTGGCGTACTGTATATTGATCAGCGTAAGCAGGCTCACCTCTAGTAGCCACCAAATCCCCAACTCTTACATCAAAAATTGCTGTACCAACCTTTGTGACCTTGCCTAAACCTTCGTGTCCTTGCATATTCAAAGGTAGTGGCCCAAAGTTTCCTTGCATCATGTCAATGTCACTGCGGCAAACGCCGGTCATAATGCTTTTGACTTCGATTTCGTTGGCGTCAAGTTTTGGGCAAGCATATTCGCTTTCCACAAATTCGCCCTGTCCTGTAGTTACAAGTATTCTATTCATAGTTTCTCGATTTTTTTATGGATCCATTGATCTTGGTAATGTTGGTCATTCCAAAATACATTGTCGTCAATGTTAGCAATTGCAGTTTCAATCATCTTTTTGTAGGCACTTTCGGGGCAAAGACCTAATGGTTTGGATATTTTCTTATCTCCATCCAGTACAAATTCAATTTGTATGTCATCTCCGTTTAGACTGCGCCAATCTGCTGTGAATGTCCACATAGTTTCTTCACCAAAGAAGCCTAATCTACAATAGTCGTCTACATTATACACTCCTTCTTTGTTGACAGCTCCATAGTTTGTGTTAGTAATATCAGTTAGTTGCCAGCGTTGTCTAACATCCTTGCGTACACGATCTGCCTCGTCATAGTTATAATCTAAAGCGATCCATAAGCTGAGTAAATGTGGCATAAGATCACGACTAACTCCGCCAAAAGCCAATTCTTTGTTAGTAAACCAAGTTCCTGGATTAGGTACACGATCATGATTAATCCAATTAACATTGACAATTACACTGGCAGCAGCAAGAGTTTGCAATTCTTCAATCTCATCACGATATTGATTGTTTTTCACCATCATGATTCTTGTGTTGGGATTGGTGTCTAGTAGTTTGTCCCAAGCATCTGCTGTGATTAGTCCTGGTTTTTCTATAAAAACTATCTTAGCTTTTGGTGCTACTAGGTATGCAATAGCTTCGTGAGTATAATTGGGCGTACAAATATGCACAGTATCAAACTGTTCATAGTCATCTAGAGCTTGTTCTACTGTGGTGTAGTCGGCATGTTTATTGGCATCACTATCCACAGTTACGATACTATGATCCAGTTGTTCTAGCACAGATCGGTACAGTTCTCCAATGCCCATGCCTATGATAAGACTAAGTGGTTTCATTGTTCTCCTCATGTTCAAATTCATTTACTAATGCTTCTAGTTTGAGTGCATCTTCCTCATCAAATTCTTCTTTAATTTCGACATTCAATTCAGTAAAAAATTTATTATAATTAGGAATTGGGCTAACAGCACGATCTCCGCTAACTCCTCTAGTACCAATAACGTATTTCCAAAAATATGAATATTTTTTTTTGATTAGATCAAGTGCTTTGCCTTTGTCACTAGTAGCAAAAATTTCGTCAACAATGTCTCTAAATGATTCTGAAGTAAATCCTTTAGGGTATAGCATATTGGGACTAATTCCTGAGTCATATTGTCTATTAGCTTCTTGTACAGCATTGATATGATGCCATACATTATGACCCATCATAATGCCATAACTAAAACTATCCCAGCTGGTTTTATTACTTTGGCCAACTTTATTCAAATCACCCGGGCCATAAACACAGATTTCATTTAGTCTAATCTTGTCTATAATAGGACTGCTTTCAAATATGTCCAAAATTTTATCTTGTAGCACTGCGTTTTTATAAAATCTACGATCAGCTTTGTATTTTTTATCATCAGCACCAGCGCCCATTCTATAAGTCCATTTGGATTTATCCTTAGTTTCTGTCTGATAATAAATTTGACCATTTGCTGTGGCCAAAAATGGACTGGCACAGTCAAAACTAATAGTAAAGTTAGGATTATGATATTTTCTCACTGCTCGTTGGATGTCGGTGAGCATGACAGCCCAGTCTAATTTACTAGTTCCCAAAAAGTGCATCCAATCTTGCACACCTTTTTCCAACAACCCGTCAAATCGCAGTTCAACTAAGCGACTTAGTACCAGATCAATGTCACACATATTCTGACCACCCATTGCCCACCCATTAAAGTGTGCGTCTGGATATTGTTTTGGATCAGAATATTTTTTCATTTCTTTATACCAGTTATCTGCTTGACCGTGATCTTCACCTTGTAATACATTTAAAAACTTGCAACGACCATTTCTATTGCGTATAAAGTATTCATTATTGATATGAGTACCTTGTACAGCTTCGTTAAAGTCATTGATGCCAGTTTTTTGAGCATTCTCTGGAATACGCCCAACCCAACTGGGAATATCTAAACTCATACCATAGTCCATTAAACTGTCCATCCAGTTTAATACTTGACTGCGTTTCTTTTGAGCCTTAGGGCAATTAGGGTTTTTCCAATCGCCTTCCCATTTGCCCTTACCAATTTGGAATCCACCACTGTCACCTAACACCCAACTAGTATTACGATCACGATTACGGAACATGTCCTCCCTTTCACAGGGTTTAGACAAGTCTAAATTAGCATGACCAGCACTATAAAGGCACCATTCATAGTAAAATTGACCTTTTATTGGATCCAAATAGTTCATACTTTCTATGCCATTTTTAAAACTTTTAGGTATACGTGCTGGGTCAACGTAATTGAAATAGCGTTGTTTACCTATAAAGGTAGCATAAAAAGTACTAGTTGCTGGTAGAAACTTAGCGTAATCTAGTTGTGTTGATGTTAGGTTAGTGTTCATGAAGGGTTATTATTTTGTTTGTGCTGGTAAAATATAGTTGTATTCACCAATGCCGCTGTCAATAGTGATCATCATAAGTCCTTCATCTGAAATGTGCATAGTGCAGTCACCACTCAAACTTAGGATTGATATAATTTGTTGAATTGGCCATTTTAGTTCATTTTTAAGTTTGGTAACATTAGTTTGAAAAATAAAGTTACCAGCATGAGTGCTGGCATCGCCAAAGCTGCATACAAGGTTTTTATTATCCACAGTGGTAGTAAATTTTGTTTCACTAGAATGTACTTGGGCTTGTAATTTCAATCTTTGAATAGCAATTACGCTAGGGGTAAATGAAATATCCCATTTTGCACCTTTGAATGAAAGTGGCTTAATAACAGAATTAATTGTCTGAGTTGACATGAATCTAAATTCATTGGTAAAGTCGCCAGTTTCATTTTCAAAATATAAATTGCTTGGTGCAGAACCTTTAGCTTTAGAATTTTTTACCACTTCAATGGTAGCGTTTTCTTTGTACTCAGGACTTTTCAAATGCAAATTTAATTTGTCAAGATTAGTCATGCCAAACGTGCCTTCAAATTCGGCTACTGGATTTTTCATTTTGGCATTAAAGATCACGCCTTTGTCTTCAGAGATACCGTCAATTACAGTTTCTTTGTCATCACTGGTAATTTTAATGGTTGTTAAAAACCCCAATGCATGAGTATGTGCTACGATATCTGTTAAAATGTCTTTAATCATAATATTCTCCTTTGTTAATTTTATTTAGAAAAAAGTCTTCTGTCAAGTTTTAAAAATTAAAAAACTTATTGAATGTGTTCGTTTCTTCAGTGCTTTGGAAATTCCATCCTAGCACACTGATTAAGTTTTCTAATTTGTTATCAATGATGGAATTTTCCATACCATCGTGATCAAATGGCAAATCCTTAAACCATTGAGGTAATCTCAATTCATCCACTGGATAAGCCACTGAAGTATAATTTAGTGGATTGTTTTTTAGTTTGCACACAACAACTTTGGCACCATCAGTAATACTCATGGAATATTTGTCACTGTTCATAGTTTTTAAGTTGTTCCAATTAAGGCTTGCACGAACGTGCCCTGGTAAATTGGCCTTACCTGGTTTGTTTTCTTTTATCTGATATTCAGTAATATTGTTGGCACGTTTAGGACTGCCCTTCTCCCAACCAGGACGAAGTTTAAATTCAGTTCTGAATTCATTAATATAGTCAATGACTTCTCGTTCTTCGCTGCCAGTTAGAACCATTTCTAAGACTTTGCTTAAAAAGTCTTGAATAAATTCTGGAGTATCACTGCGCTTCAAGTCTAGTCCCATGGCCTTAATCTTGCCAGGCTTGTCATTGACATCAGTGCGTTTGCCTTCTTTATCATAATATAATACTGCATAACGCTTTTTAGCAATAAACAATCCTTTGGTAGCCACTAGTTCTCTACCCGCCTTAATGACTTCACCACGACTCTTTGGACAATGAAAAGCATCCAACATAAATTGTGCAAAAGTGCCGTTGACTTCATCGGCAATTTGATCATATAGGAAGATGACATTGTCCTTACTCCAAGGTACGGTACCTTTTTCAATTTCATTTTTTAGTGTTTTATATGCGCTAAAATATGCTGAGTCAGTGTCACCGTAAATGATAGCTTTGCCTACATGGTCATATTTTCCTGTGATGATTTCATTTACCTTAGCAGCCATGTGCTTGGCAACTTGTCTGCCTGTGAGCGTGGTTGATTGACCAATACGCTTATCAAAAAAGCGGCAGCCAGGATTAAGAATAGCACCGTAAAGACTATTGAGGTTAATTTTCTTAACCAATTGGCGTTTATCCCAATACTCTTCATCAATTTTGTTACCAGCATTTATGGCCTCCCTTAGTTTGGCCTGCATTTCTTTACGTTCACTATACCAGCGTTTTAGTAGGCCAGGAATAACTCCTTCTTTTTCATAAGTAAAAATTGTACCGTTAGCACTCAACATCCAAGGTTGATTGCTGTCAAAAATTAGTTTATATGTTTCAGCGGCACTGACTACATCAGTTTCTCCATTTTCCCAGTCAATGACAATTTCAGTGCCAATCTCTTTGTTCATTACTGCTTCATATTCTAATGAACCAAATTTACCTTCCCAAGCACCAGCAAAACTTTTCTTATGATCGTTTATTTGATCATAGATATATTGATCAGTTAGATTGGGACGCAATTGACCAATAATAGTTTCTGGTCCCATATTAAGTGCTCTAATGGCTGATGGATATAGACTGTTAATATCAACTGAACCAATCCAGTCATGAATGCCTTCTTTGGGATGAGCAACATAAGCACCTGCTGCCGCAGTATCCTCACGCTCGCTCATTTTAGTTCTATTGGGGACGACCACACCTTTACGATGTGCCTCATTGATAATGGCCTGCTCAGTAACTGCTACAGCACCCATAGTAGTCTGTAGTAGCACAGTATTTTCATGTGCCAATGTATTAGCTAAGTCGATAAATTTAAGTTTTTTATCTAGCTTGTCTAATAGAGCACAGTCTTGACGATTGTATTCAATGAACGTTTTAAAGTCATTGTTATAAAGTTGATCCAGTGTACCCTCATAGACAGTTTTACGTTCACCAATCTCCATTTCACCAATGGCGTCTAATCTGTAAGTATGACGTTCCTCATAAGTGTAACGTCGATATAATTCCAAACTGTCTAAGTGTACACGCCCTACAAGATCATAAGTGACTGCTTTTTTGCCGTATTTTTCATATTCTCTTCGTCTAGGATAATGATTCCATAGACAAAGACGTCTAGTATCGTCCTTACTCAATGCTTTGGTCACACGGTTAACAGTGTAGGGTATATCGTAGCCCTCACTGTTCCAACCAGTTAATACGTCAGCGTCTTCAATTAAGTTTAAGAATGTGTCCAACATATCAGCTTCATTACTGAAGATATATGTGTTGGGAAGTTCCTTGACTAGTTCCTCAGCCTTTTCAACGCTCATACCTTTGGGCGGCACTGCTAAACAAATCAGTGTATCTAGCCATTGTAAGTGTACACTGATAGCAGTGATAGGCATAAATGCATCATCTGGGCTTGCATAGCCACGTTCTGGATCAAAGTCTACTTCGATGTCAAAAAATGCCACATTAAGTTTGGGCGCATCGGCGTTGAGATAGTTATCACTCAAACAGACAAATACTTGATTGATATCTGCTTCGTAGATTTTTTTATTTGAATTAATCTTTAGTTCTTTATGAAAATCCTTTAGTGTTTTACAAGTGATTTTGTTTACGGTATTGCCGTAAATGCTAGTGTACTTGCCTTTGGGATCATCATAATATAACGTGTAACGGCCAGGAATATCTTTATATTCTCTTTTACCATCACGGTTACGTTCCACAACCCTGACAATATCATTGTCACGGTCGAAATAAGCATCGACGTACATAAACTCTCCTATGTCTTTTGTGGCAGACAAATACCGATTGAGCAGATTATGGCCTGCTTGCCTTACAAGTATACTTTACTTATGCCTAAAATGTAAATGACAGTGATTATCAATTGCACTACAAATAAACTCCATTTACGCCAACACCATGCTAGATATATCCATCCAATATTGCCGGCTAAACACACCCATAAATTTAATGGATAGACATTAAAACTGGTCAATGCCACGCCAATAATCAGTAGTGCAGTCAACGTCCATTCAATAATAGAGTCTTTGATTTTGGACATTAGATTTTTTTGGTAATGTCTAGAATTGCTTCCACTTCCTTCCAATCACTGTCATGGGCACTCCAATCACCTTTGTGTGCAATCTTGATAGCACGATTGATCACGCTGGTTTTGACATTGAGTTCTTCGGCCACTGCTTTAACTGTTTCCTTGAGACCCTCTTGAAGGTCTTCAATTTCACGTAGTACAGTGGATCCTTCGTTGATGAGTTTTTCCAATTTGGCCTTTTCTTCTGGACCGTACATTCTACTTGACATATTATCTCCTTAACTTTGCTAGTATACTGTATTTGTTGGCCTAAGTCAACAAAAAGTAGTTGACAATTCTACCATATGAGCATATAATGTATACATGTTGAACTACTTCATTACATATCATGAAAAAGCTTGTCCTTGCAGTATTTTTGGCACATTCGGTAACAGCTCAGGCTGCTGATTATTTTGAGTGGGATAACCCCACTGCTAAGTTTGATGCCACCAAACGGAATTACAATGTTGTTCAAGTAGAGTGGCGTGCGGTAGATGATGTAAGTGACTATTGTAGCAAATTGAATGTGGCTCGAGGTTATGGGCCTATTACCAATACCAATATCAAAGCTTGTGGTACTCAAGACGGAAACAAGTGTGTAATTGTCACAGCCAAATATGCCAGTATGCATAACTTAGGCCATGAGTTGCGCCATTGTTTCCAAGGCTATTGGCACAGTCAATAACTATTTACGATTCAATCCTGCATTATGAATAATAGCTGTGAGTTCAGGATCTTCTCTTAGTCCATTTTCCTCGCCCTCTTTCATGAATCCTCTTCCAAAATCTGCAACATTATGACCAAAAGTTTTTGCCCCTTGCCAAGCAGCATTTCCAGCAGCTTTTAAAGCATCTTTAGTTGATTTGCCAGCATCCTGCCATGACCATTCGTCTGATTGCGGAGCAACAGGTCCAGGTGTAGGTCCAGGTGTTGGTTCTGGTCTTGGTTCTGGTCTTGGTTCTGGTCTTGGTTCTGGTCTTGGTTCTGGTCTAGGTCTTGGTCCAGGTGTAGGTCCAGGTGTAGGTCCAGGTGTAGGTCCAGGTGTAGGTCCAGGTCCAGGTGTAGGTCCAACATCTGATTTTATAAATTCCTGATATTCTTTATTTAAAGCTACTGCTTCAGGTATGTCGTTATATGTAGAAATTTCTTTCATTAGATCTTTTAATTCATTACGCATCCATAAAGCTCTATTCCCAGTAGGTCTCATTGGTTCTCCTTCGTCACCGCTGCTATTTCCTCCTGGACCAGTTTGTGTGCTGATGCCACCGCCTTCGCCACCAGCTCCGCCACCGCCGCCTTTGGATGTACCACCGCCGGCACCACCACCTTCACCCCCTCCAGCAACTCCGCCTTCGCCTCCTCCAGCGCCACCGCCTGCTGAACCACCGCCTGCTGAACCACCGCCATTAGCGGGATCATTTGCGGGGTCGTTTGACTTGCTATTCAACCATTTGTCAAGTAATGCAGTGCCAGCGACTGTAGCTCCTGCTGTGCCTAATCCTATGGCAGTATTTTTTGCTAGTTGACCAAGTCTTGATGGCTCTGCAGGTGGGGGAGTAGTTGTTCTTGGTTCTCTGTTTAAATTAGATCTTGTTCTTTGTTGTCTAGATAATTCTCCCCCACTTGGCTGTAATTCTTTATTTCTAACTCGATTATTAGCTGGAGTTTTTGGAAGAGGAATCATCTCTCCTGTCGCTGGATCAAACTTTCCACCTGCTGCGCTATGAGCATTAATCTCAGAAGCAGTATAGCGAGGTTTTTTTGGTGCTGGAGCAGGAGCAGGAGCAGGAGCAGATTTTGGTTCTGGTGCTGGTGCCGATGATGAAGCGCTTCCGCCTTTAAAAGATTTTGGATCGTCGAATCGGCTGTTTGGACGAACTCTACCTCTAGCTTCCTCCATATCCATTAATTCCATCATTAAGCTACTTTTTGATTCCATAGTAATGCCATATTGTTTCATAGCTGCTTGAGTTTTTGGTCCCATAATACCGTCCGCTTTAATTGTTGCACCTTTGGCAATTAATTTGTTTTGTAATGCTTGAACTTTGGGATCAGGATCTAGTTTTCTTGAACCCACAGTGTTGGCAGCTACTGCTCCAGTTGCCGCAGCACCTGCAACGGCCGCTGGAACAGCCAATTTATCAAGCAAACTGTTTCCTGTTTGCTGGATAACATCACTGCCATATTTATTAACAGCATCGCTAGCTACGGTTTCGCCAGCTTTTCCAGTTCTTTCTGCCCATTTAGTACCTCGAGCACCAGTTCCTAATGCTTTTCCAGCCAATTTTGTAGCACCCTTTCTAGCTAATACGCCAGCAAGTCCTGCTCCTGGAACACCAATTCCGCCAGCCAGTTCGCCTGTACCATAAAGCCAAGGGCTACGTTCTTTAGCAGCAGCATCAGCTTTTTCTTCTTGATCCAAATAATCCTGATATGATTGTTTGCCAAATGCTGATTTAGCACCAGCAGCAATTTTATTGCCTAATCCAAAAGTTGCACCTTGCCAGGCACCACGACCTGCATCGCCTGCATCTTGTTTGAATTCGTCCCAACTATATTCATCAACCTGTTGTGATTCTACTAGACGAATTTTATTTAATGATTCTTGGATTGGATCTTTCATGTTATACTCTCATGCTTCTAATTTGGTCAAGTATTCTATCATCTTGAGTCATTTCTGAAATTGGTACAAATGTTTGACCTCTGCCTTGTCTAGACATGTAGCCCATTTGTCCTGTTCTAGGATCTCTTATCAGTGGCTCACCATTAGGCCCTTTAGTTGGTTTAATTGTTGTACTATCCTGGGGGTTAACATTGCCGTGATAATCGGGATTGTCACCTACATTGGTACTTAATGGAACAGTTGTCTGTCCGTTGGAAACATATGGGTCTACTCCGCCATCTCCTGGTGGTTTATTTTGAGGATTATTTTTATCTTTTTCAATTTGAGCATTAATATCTACTTGAGCCAGTTCAGGTTTATTTGGTGCTACCTGCGGACTAACTGGTCTTTTATTGGGTTTTGGTTTATATGCAGTTACTCTAAAATCGTTAGGCGGTTTATATCCAGCATCAATTAGTGCTTGATAAGTATGTGTGCCAATTATACCATCAACATTTAGTTTTTTGCCAGGTGAACGAGGATCATCTCTACCGTTTTGGAAAGCCTTAATTTCATCAGGAGTTGTTGGCCATTTTTTATCTTCTCCAGGACTTGGTTGTGGATTATCTGGATTAACTTGTGGACTAACTGGACCAGGTCGTGGTTCCTTTTTTATTTGATCAAGAAGTTCTCGAGCTCTTTTGATTTTTTTAATTCTTGGATCAACAGCAGGCGTTGGCTCTGGTGGTTTTGGCTCTGGTGGTTTATATGTTAATGGTTCTTTTTCAGTGACACCTGACCAATCTATACCTCCTGGTGGCTTTGGATCTGGTCTAGGTGGTCTGGGTGGCATGGGTGGTTCAGCTGGTTGTGCATTTACTCTTTTTATAACATCCTGTGCTCTTTCAATGGCAGCAACTATGCCTTGATTTGGACGTTTTTCGTTTAATGCAGTTAGCACTTCGATGATCTTATTCATCTCCTCAATTTCTTTGGCAAATTTATTACCCCCACCACCCCCACCAGAAGGTGGAGTTATTGTAGTAGGGTCTTGTGTGTCATTACCAAGATCAGATAACCGAAACGGCGGTGACGAGTTTGCTAGTTCTTTTGCTCTATAGGGTGCCATAATACCTGAATCATCATTAGGACCCTCACCAAAGAAACTTTCATACAATGCGTTTGATATTGATTTTTTTCTTTTTTTAGATTCTTTTAAATTTACGGAAATTCGTTTAACTAGATCATTAAGACGTTTGATATTATCATCTACTTCAGCATTCCAATTAAGATCAAAACTTTGTGATATGGCACCTTGTTTAACATCGTCTGCTCCCCAAAGGCCAAACATACTTGTTTGTGCATTCATAGGTACTAGGCCTACAGACCCTAATCTTTGAGTAATTGCATTATCTGGACTTCTTTCTTTTTCACCGTTGACGTTATAGTATGTGCCATCTGTTGGATCAAAGAGACCTGGTAAGTTGTTTTCTGCGGCTAATTTGGCTAGAATCATGGCTCTTCGACCAGCATCAGGTTCTATTTCTACGGCTGCTTTGACAGATTTGAGTGTTAATCCTTCATCTATTCTATCTAATGTTTCTAGTAATAGTTTTATTTCCATGATTTCTTTGCCTTTTAGCTACCTACTTTTTCCATGAATTTCTGAATTCCCTCATATGTCTTAGTTAAACGTATTTGTATTTCCTCAGGTAATGAATGAAATTTAGCATCTTGAAAATATGGTAATACTATTTTAAAATGTTTCATGACAATTTTGATGTCATTTTTGGAATCTCCAGAAGCGGGGTCATCAGTGGGACTATTAGGATCCTGAGGGTTATTTGATTTAGGGTCGTTTGGATTGTCTGAATCTTTAGGTTTATTAGGATCCTCAGGACCTGGCCCTGTTTGTGGTGACATTGGGGGCGGCATGCCTGGATCTTCTTCACTTTTACTACTAAACAATTTTTTTAACGAATCCCAAAGTTCCAAGGCTGCTGGCGCCAAGCTTATTGCACCGCCAAGGGCTAATCCGCCTCTTACCCATGGTGATTTCCAAAGAGGAGTATCATCTACAGCGCTTCTTGTTGCTGCGGTTCTTGGTAGACTTCTTGTTGAGGATCTAGCTGCTCTTGACATGGCATTTCTAGCCGCTGCTCTTTCAGCTCTTCTTAATGCTTGCCTTTCAGCTCTTCTAGCTAGACGTCTACTTGCCATTCTAGCAGCCGTACCTGCAAGGGTTTCATCTAATTGTTGTTTGCCATCAACTTCGGAAAGCATGGACCAATTTTTTATTTGTTCTTGTGGTGTAAGAAAATTGTTGATATTCTCGCGATAATAACGATATACAGTTTCAGCAATGGTATCTACTTTAATTCCGTTCTTTTGAAGAACTCTATCAATTGCATCCAAAGAAATCACCAATGTTTGAATTTCAGGATCATGTGATGTACTTAATTTATCTTGAACTTTTTTAGCATCTGGATTGGATGGATCTTTTAAAACTGTATCAATAGCTTTTTCTAAACTACCAGCAGCGGCCCCCCCGGCAACAGCATCCCCTGCAGCCCCATCAAGCCCAGTTGGATCTGGTTTAAATTTAGGCATATCACCAGCTGCTCCATCAAGCCCAGTTGGATCTGGTTTAAATTTAGGTGTATCACCACTTGATCCTGTTACTGGCTTGGTACGGGTGCTATTGATCGCTGATGTTGCAAATGGGTCACCCTCGCCTGCACCGTTCGTTGGATCTACTTTCCGTTTGGAGTCCTTTTCATCAGCTTCTTCCAAACTGCGTAATTTGTCTAATATATCTTTTACTTGCATAATGTTTTCCTATGTCAATCCAAATTCTTCCATAATGGACCGAGCAATCTGACCTTCTACTTTGGGTTTGTGTTCGCCACTGTTAGGACTTTCGTGATCACCTACGTTGGCTTTTTTATAAACTTTTTTACCTGTATTTGGACTGATGTAATAATCTGCTCTCTTACCAGTTGCTGGATTAATGTCACTGCCCGTAGTTTTAATTTTATATTTTTCGCCACCTTCTTTAAACATTCCTTTTTGTCCAAATACGCTTTGAAATTGTGATCCTAACATGTTCTTTAACTTGTCTCTCTGATCTGCTCTTAATATGATTTGATTTCCATCGAACTTGAATCCCATATCACGTAGTTTGGGCATGAGTTCAGTTTTTAATAATGTGTATTTAAAAGTAGTTGGTTGTGCTACAGCATGGCCGCCCATCTGTGTTTGTGGTTTTACTCCAACAACTCTACGTGCAGCACCGGTTTCAGGGTCAATACGTAATATATTGCCACCAGTTGGCTCGCCTTCTTCTTCATCGTCCTCAGGTGCTTGATACATTTTCATACGACGATCATCGCCAGCTTGAATGTAATCTCTTAGATGTTTAACTTCTTCACCTTGGTCACTGCGTAAGGCGGAACTTTTAATAATAAATTCTGCTGCTTCTGCACCAATAAAGTCTAAGTCTCTAAATATGGTTCTTAAATGTTGAATTGTAGTTCTAAAGTCATCAAACAAGAAATCAATCTTTAGTTTAGTTTTGGCACCTGATTTATCTCTAGTGCCACGTTTGGCAATCTTGTGCATGACGTCTTGTGGGAATGATCCAAAGTCGCCAAACACATGGGGAGCGCCAGCGTTATCTGCGGTGATAATAATGTATAGTTTACCACTTGGACGATCTAGTTCATCCAGTTGAGTTTCATCTACATCTTTGTCGGCCAATCTACGATAGCGATCTGCATTTCTATAATATTTTTCAGGATCCATGTTACGAGTCATAGCATCGTGAGGCTCCATGCCCATAGATTTTAAA